TCAGCATAATGGAAAATTTTTATTATAAATGTTTTGAAATGTCTGATATTCAACGTACCTTTGTGGCAGGTTTGTTAGCTTCGGCGACGTGCAGAACCCTACCACAGGGTTTTAAGTCGATATGAAGAAGGGCTTCCCCTGGTTTGGGGAACTGAACAAAATTTTGATAATGTCCCTTTGCATCCTTGTTATTCTCCGTTGGTAGCGAAAAGCTCCCGATTATTTGGATAACAACTTAAAGATTTTGGACAACACCACATTTCTACGCACGGCATACATTGAGTTACGACCGCAGGGACTTAAAAGAGGAACGCAAAGAGCGCACCTCTTTTTTTTATGCCTTATTCTATGGAAAACGCGCGGTAATACTTGTATTTATAGATATACACAGGACGATTGTTTTTATCAATCCCCTGCTGTATGCGTGTCCTCAGCCTGCGGAGGTGGTATTTTAATTTCAGAATGTTGCCACCAACCGCCACCGAGCCGTCTGCGTTGTAGCTCACCACTTGAAAGCCTATCTGTGTATATGCGCTGTTTTGCGTGTGTGCGCTTTTCTTTACCGTTATGGCGTTGCGTACACCTGTCATACGGTACACCTCGTTACCGCTTGCACCATCCGCCTTTTTCACTACAAAAGGACGGCACAGTCCACCCAGTTCTTTGTTCAGCATATCATGGTCGAGCTTTGTATTTGCCACAGAAATACATTTCGGTACATACCATGTGCCTGCTGTCGATGTGTTCAGCACCACACCTTTATAATGCACATACTGCCTCTTGGGAGCACGCTTGATGCGTTTGCCCCTGTTCTTGGTGTAAGCCTTTCCGCCGCCAGTACTGCGCCAGCGTGAACGGCGTTTTTTGCGCAGCATGATGATTTTGCACCCCTCTGGCAGTTTGCCGTGCCTGATATACACCGTTCCCGCCACGATTTTACATTCGAGGTTCAAGTTTTCGCCCTCCAGTTTCCAGCCGCTGCCGCCTATCCATGTGCTGCCGTTGTAGTAGCGCGTGTATTTCCTGCCGTCTGGCAGATATACGGTTTGCCGCACGCTCTTAGCCGTACCCGTTGGCAGGACTTCCACACCATAGTTTGTACTATCGCCTACTTTAACGGATTTGGTGCAGCTCACGACGCAAGGCGTGGTCAGTGCGTCCAGTTGTGACTGTGTTACCCCCTCCTTGCTCAAAAGCGGCATTTTCTCCGCCAGAATATCTTGCAGGTAGTTAAGCACGGTCTGCGGCATTTGCTTGATTTTCTCGCCGAGCGTCTGGTTGCTCTCCAGCACAGCAAACTTGCTGTATTCGTAGGACTCACCGCTGGCAGATGAAGAAAGTGCAGCGATGCGGTATGTACGCGCTTCGGTGTATGTCTCACCGTCTGCCTTAATGTCGGTTTTCTTGGTTGTTACATTTACATACCTGATATTGGCCGACGGTATGGGTTTCGCCGCCAGCGTGAGGACTTCGCCGTTGATAAACGCCAGCCCCGTGTTCGTGCCGTCGGGTTGGCGTAGAATGTACTTGCTGCCGCCGATATATCCCAACAGTTGCAATATCATTACCTGCTGCTGTATAAAGTCCAGCGTCTGCGTGGAAAGTGGATATTTGCCCTGTCCACCCGATGCGGTGGTGGTGCTTGTATAATTTGCTTTTTGCATAGTTGTTACATTTAACTGATAGGCATATAAATTGCCCTTTTTGATATGAGCTTGTATTTATCAACCAAAGCCGCTATTTCGGTGAGGCTCGTGTCGTAGAGGTCTGAGGGTACAGCCACAAGAAAGCTGTTTTGCTGTGCCGTCAGTTTTTCCTCGTTGGTAAGCACTGGAACGGCTGTGTGGTCGTCCTGATACTCGCCCTTGTCATTGTATTGGTTTTCTGGTGCTGCCAGCGCAATGCGCGTGCCTGTCTCCGTAATGGCATACAGCCATTCCCCGTCGCACTCTATTGTTCGTATGTCGAACTTTACCCCCGTGGGGCTTTTGAAAGCGTCATTGAGCACGGCACGCAAATAACACACTTGCCCGTTGTGGGTCAGTCTGTAGGTATGTGCAGCGCGTGCTTCCGCAAACTGGCCGTAAACCGCTTGCAGACCGACAAGAGCAGCGCGAAGCAGTCCGAAGATGAGAGGCTGGCGGTAGAACGTGGGCAGAAGCTGCAACACAAACCGCTTTAAGTCGATTTCAAACATTATTCTACTGCTTTATATTCCTCATATATGACATTGGCCGTGCCGCCGACTATTTCATAATAACCGCTATACGGTCGGTTATAGCCTACGACGGTGGTATAGTTGCTTGCATTGCGCGCCTTGGCCTGTACACCTCCGCTTGCACTGTTGATGTCCACCACCACGACCGCAGGTATCGCCTTAATGGCTTCCAGTAGGTCGGTATTTCGATAAATGCCGTTAAATGGCAAATTGGTGATTACAGACCGCACCGCCTCGTCCACTGGTTTTGAGCCGTCTGGCAGTTCGCCGCGCTCGTTCATCAGCGTTGGGTCGTAGTAAACTTTCAAGTTAATGCGGATAAGGTCGGCCTCCTCATTGCGAAGCTGCACGCTTACCCCTGCGTCCTTTATCTCGTTTACATAGTGCTTCAGGGCTGCAAACTGGCTTTTGTTAAGCAGGCACGGCTTGCCGTCGTCTGTCCGTCCTGCCACCTTGATGTAAACGGTCGTTTCGTCTTCTGTGGCCACTGCATACTTCACGACCTGAGCCGTGTCGATGTCTGTTTCGCTCATGCTGCTGGTGTCGTAGCGGTCGGTGTTCTCCAGAAGTCTGTACCCGTACATGAAAGCCTTTACTTTGTTCACATACCAGCGTAGCGTATGAGGTTCGAGCTGTTCGATGAGGCTGTCCACCTCTGCGGCGTGCTTGTCGAAAAGTACCTCAACCGCCCATACCGCGCAGGCGAAGACATAGAAAAGCACGTTTTCAATGCTTACACTGCTGAACTGCTGGTCGAATGTCTTGCGCGTGTCCAGACCGTAGGCCGTAACGACGGCGCGTTCCTTTGCGAACGCCGCCGTCATTCCATTTTTGATGTCCGAAATACTTCGAGCCATAAGCGCAGCCTTTTAGAGTTCACGGGCGATAAGCTCGTCGATCATGGTCTTTACAGTGCGGCGGTTTTCCTCAAAGGCTTTGAGTTCTTCCGCGTGCTGGTCGGTGTCGGTGCCGTTGGCGAGGATGGCAATCTGGCTGTCGATGTCATATTCCGTACCGATTAGCCCCGCCACGAACTTGGCGCGGCGGTTGTCTTCGTTTACGCCTTTTGCCTCTACCATGGTGCCACCGTCAGGGTGGCTGCCCGTATAGGAGAAGCCCTGCACGCTCTCGCCCGTTTCCTCGTTCTTCACTTCTGCCTTCTCCTCATTGAGGTAAAGCAGGTAATGCTCATTGTCGAACTTTACGAAATTCTTTCTTTCAATGTAACTAACTGTGTGCATAACTCTGTTTATTGGTCGGGGTCGACGATGCTGTAAAAGCATCTCTTACCGTCGCTCCCGATGGGTTGCTTGATAATCTTTGCAGCCACGGGTTCGGTAAGTTCCACACCGTCAAACTGGCGCATAAGGGCTTTTGACCCTGTAAAGGTGATATGTTTCACCCACCCCATTACGGGGTTGCCGTCGTCGTCCACAATCTTACCAGAATTGTCTTCCAGCTGTTCGTAAATCTCGTACTGAATGGTTAGCATTTCACCGTCATACTTCGACTTGGAAACGTCGTAGCCAGTCAGATGGATTTCACGGTTGAGAATTGTGTCGATGTGGTACTTGCCGCCTGTGAGCTTTCCCTGTTTTGGTTTGATGTCGCTGAATTTTTTCATACCTAAAGTTTTTATTAAATGTTTACTGTCACAATGTACCATAAAGCCGAGCCGCGAGGCGACTTTTAGGCGTATCTGGTCATTGGCCATGCCGCGCTTCCTTAACCGCGCCACTTCCCTGCATAACGCTTTTTTGTTGCGCTTGCGGGCGAGGCTGTGGTCATGGTAGGTGACATAGCCGATAAAGTCGATGCCACGGCTTTCCACGGGAAAGATTTGGTAGTTTCCTTTCAGCGTCAGTTGTCTGTCATTGTTCAAATAGTCATTAAAATAGACTAAAACACTGCTTAAAAACTGTTTGCTGTCCGAAAGAACCACGATGTCGTCAGCGTAGCGGTAATAATACCGCACGCCCACGAACTCCTTCACGAGGTGGTCGAGTTCCGACAAATAAAGGTTTGCGAAATATTGGGAAATGTAATTGCCGATGGGTACGCCGTCCGCACTTTCGATGATGTCGTCCAGCAGCCACAGCACTGATGGGTCTTTGATTTTCTTTCGTACAACCATTTTCAGTGTGTCGTGGTTTATGGACGGATAGAACTTGCGCACGTCTATTTTTAGGCAGTAGCGCGTCCCGTCGGGGTCTTTGCGTAGGTCTGCACGTAGTCTGTGCAGAAGCGAGTGGATGCCGCGCCCTCTTATGCAGGCGTATGTGTCATTGGTGAAGGTCGGAGTCCATAATGGCTCTAATATCTGCAATATAGCCCACTGTACCACACGGTCGCGGTACGGTAGCTTGTAGATTTCGCGCTTTTTAGGCTCGTACTTTATAAAAATCTCATACGCCGAGGTTGTGTAGGTTCGGGTTTTTAGCTCCGTCTGCAATACTTGCAGGTTCTGAGCCAGATTTTTCTCGAACTCTACCACCTCATCACGCTGCCTTTTGCCCTGCCCTGCATTGTGGGCTGCCAGCAAAAGGTTGGGCATTGAGCAAATTTGCTCAAACAAATAGCCTTTTCTTTTCATTACGGGTCATTGTTTCTTTGGGTCTGCGGGTCTGTCGGGTCTGTCTGCTTTGCATAGTCGGGAATGGTCGAAACGGCGAAAGCCGCCCTACTGATACCCTTTTTGTCTTGCTATCTTTTGCCAAGAGGCAAGGTTCATTTCTCTTTTGTCGCCATTTCTGGTTTATATCTTGCAAAGTATAGGGGCGACGAGCCGAACGCACCCGCACCCGTCGCCGCGCTGTACGCATACGTGCAGAACGCACCCGCGTACGCGCCAAGGGACCCGCCACCACCAGCCGCGCGGACACGAAGACCCTTAGAGGTCTTGGCGTTGGTGTAGAAATAGTCGGGATAGTAGGTGGATGCCGAACCGCCCACCTCAGTAGGCATACAGCAAAGCCCCTGATAACTTACGCGCTTGATGTAACCCTCTGTCTGTGGACATTCCGCCACCTTGATTTTGTCGTTTATGGTCGAGGGGTCGAAAGCTGCAAACATTGAACGCGAAACGTACACTTCGCTCTTTTCTTCCCCTGCGTCCATTATCAGCCCGCGCGTCCACCGCCACAAGTGGCCATAACCTGCATGCATAAGACCGAAGAAACAAGGCACCTTGAAAGTCTTGTATGTGCCGCCGCTTGCGTCGGGCAGATTGTAGTCCACCAGACAAACGCCGTCGCCTGCCTCCAGCCCCACGCTGGTAGGAACCACGGGGTAATATCCGTTATAGTTACCCCAGTCTGGCATGTCCGTCACACCTGTGCCAAAGCCGCCCTGATAAAGGCCGTTTGCGTCTTTCTCTGCATTAAACGCTGCCTGACTGTTCTGTGTTCCCATGATTACCTCAAAGAGGAACTGCACCACGAACTGAGCCACAAACCAGTTTGCTTCCCAGCCCTCGCCGCGTTTGCGGGCGTATGTGCCGAAGTTCGTTGTGCTGATGCTCGTTGCCGCCATGCCTAACATGGTGAGCTGTGCAGCGTTCTCAGCAGGTGCTTTGGTGTAGCTGGCCGCTTTCAGTGCCGAGCCGCCGCCGCCACGGAAACGCTCAGCGTCGCTAATCACGCTGCAAAGCATTTGGTTTGTTCTGTCCATAACGCCCGCACCGAGCCAGCTTGTGCCGCCTGCGGGTATGCGGATGCTTACGCCGTTGCCCACGGGCTTATTGAATGTGACGCACTTCACCAGCGCACCGCCCTCATAGAATATATTGGCGATGAAGCTGTTCCAGCACCACATGCACTGACCCTGCGAACCGTCGAGAGCGGCGGGGCTGCCGTCGTCATACTTTGTGGTGGCCGTCGGGCCGAGTTTGCGCTTCTTGCGGTCGTCTGTCACGAGGTAGCGGCCAAGTCCCAACTTTGCGGGCAGGTCACGCAATGCCTGAAGGCTGCCGTAGTGGCCTGCCGCCGTAGGTGTGGCGTTTGACGTGTTCCAATAGCGGCCAGCTACGGGGTTGCCTGCCTGTTCTACAGCTTCGGCCAGCTCCATGCTGTGCGTTTCGCCTGTCTCGTCCATTACTTCGATGCGCATGTCCTTTAGCGCGCCCTTTGCAGCGTCCAGTTCATTGATACGCTTGCCGTTCTGAAAGGCTGCCAGCATAGCCACCACGCCTTTCTCTTGTTCTGCTGTTAATGCCATAAATTCGTATATATGTTATGTTAAACGTATGTTGCCGTCCTTGTCAAGTCTTATGCCGCCGCTGGTCAGTCTGATGCGGGGCGGCACGACTTCAACCCTGATGGTCTTGTAGTATTTTGTCCCCTGTGTAGGGATAACATGCACGCGGGTGATGCCCGTCTCACGCGCTTGTATCTCTCCGTCTGGCTCAATTTCTACGCTCTGTCCGTCCGTCTGATATATGACGTTCTGAGCGCAGCCGTCGGGTTTTACTTTTGGCTTGATATACTGCCGTACAGGATTGCCCAGCGTCACGGTGTCGGGTGCTTCCACCTTTAGACCATTCGGCACGCCCTGCACAACCTGCTCCGCCCTCGCTATGGCAAGCTCCATTTCCGCGCGTGTCGCCTCCAGTCTTTCGGCGGCTGTCGCGGCCTGCTGTCCTGCCGTGTTGGCGTAGGTCGTGGCTGTCTTGCTCGCGTCAGTCGCACCGATGCTCTCAGCTGTGGCCGTCTTTGCCTTTGCGGTGGCTGCGTCTGCGTCTGTAGCCGCCTGCTTTGCCTTTGCGGTGGCCTTGATGGACTCAGCTGTGGCGGCGGTGGCCTTGGCGGTCGCGTCGGTAGCTGCCGTTGTCGCCTTTTTGCTTTCCGCCGTAGCGGAGGCGGCTTCTCCCGTCGCAGCCTTTGCCGCGTCAGTAGCGGTGGCGGCGGCTGTGGTGGCGGCTTTTGCGTTATTTACGGCTGCTTCGTTCTTCCGCTGTGCAGCCTCTATGAACTCCCGAACATTATTGTCAGCACGTTCTGCGGCCTCTGTCGCGGGTTTTTGCAGCACTATGATGTCAGCAGCCGTAAAATCCTCCCACGTAAACTTGTAACCCCTTGTGTAGGCTGCCACACAGTCGCTCTCTACCACGCCCTCCGTGTCGCCCATTTTGTCCCACAGCCATATATGCAGGCTTTCGGGATAATACACATTTTGCACGCCGTTTTCAAACAGGGCATTATCCAAAGCGAGGTACAGTTCATGGTGCAGCTCTCCCTCGCCGAGGCCGTGGTCTTTGAATATCACCAGCAACCCGTCACCGTCTGGCACGCAGCCAGTGTACACGCCGTCCTTTCTTGTCGCCTTTACCGAGTGGCTGCCCACCCAGTAGCGCAACTCAAAGTCCACGTCGGGCAGTGCCACGACCTTGCCCGTACCGTCACGGAAACGCTCACGGATAACAAAGTCGCTTTTGTAGTTGATGTGTCTTGTCTCCATTATGTCAGCCTTATGTTGCCGCTGCCGTCCAGCCTCATGCCGCCGTTTGTCAGTCTGATGCGTGGCGGCACTACCGCGATGGTCAGCGTCTTGTAAATACTCGTTTTCACAGTGGCCACCACATTGACCCTGCCCACTCCCTCCTTCAGCGGGACGATGCAGCCGTCTGGTGTCACCTCCAGCACTCCGTCGCCGCCGATGAAAAGCAGCGAACCGATGCCAAAGGCGGGCAGTGCCCTTGCGCCGATGCGAGGGCGTTGCTGGTTGCCAAGCGTCACCTCCTTGGGGCAGTCGTTCACTTCCAGACGTGTGGGGGCTGACACGTTCTGAGTGCTCAGCAGCCCCACGAGGTTGTCAACCAGCGCACGTGTGGCCTCGCTCTTCTGTGTTTCGGCTGCCGCTGCCTTGGCCGCAGCGTCCACACCCGCAAGGCGGTTGTCTATGTCGTTGGTGATTTCCTGCACGTTGGTGTCGAGAAACAATGCCAGAGCGTCACGCACGTTGCCGCACGCCGTGATAAGGTCGGCAAACAGACTGCCCACCATTTCCACCGTCACGCTCTTTGTCACCACAGCGTCGCGTATGTCACGCGCCCGCTTTTCCAGTGCGGAGGTGTCTATCTCCGCCACCTTGTTTTCTGTCAGTTTTACCATTATGCAAATGTATCGTCAAATTGGTTGCAGAATATGCGGACGAGCGTCTGCCCGCTCTCGCTTGTCACGTCCTTGCCCTCACTGAGCTGCTGTTGTACTTTCTTGATGCGGTTCACCTCTATGGTGTCGGCGGCGGTGTCCTTTCTGATGTGGGTGCCGCTGTCGAACTGTGAGCCGATGCCTGAGAGCTGCCAGCCCTTTACCTGCGTCGCCTCGTCCACGATGAGCCAGTCGCGCCATGGGCGTGGCGGTATGATGCAGCCGCCTATATATCTGGCGGTGGCTTGCAGCAGGGCGTTTGTCTCCTTGGCCGATATGTCGGTCGCTGGCTCTATGCCTTGCGCCGCGTATGTCTTTTGCACCTGAGCGTCCACAGTGTCGGCCAGCTCCCAGTCGAGCGTCTGCCCGTCTTCCAGCCGCGCCGTGATGCTGATGCCGTTGCGCTCTGCCAGCGCGAAGATGCCCTCCACGCCGCCCAGATATTCCACGGCGATGTCCGCGAGGCTCTGTCTGTCCTTTACTGCTATCTGCATGGTGTCTTTATTTTATGTTTACCGTGCCGTCTGCGTCCACCGTTATGCGGGTGATGTCCACGCCTGCGGCCTTTATCATTTTCTTTGTCTCCTGCGGCCAGAACACGTCACGCTGCCCGCCCAGCATCTGACGCACCGCCGCACCTATAAGAGGGCGCTCCTTGAACTCGCCGCGCTGTGCCAGCAGCACCGCCTCGATGGTCTGAGCGTCGCAGTCGGTAACTACTGCCGACTTGCGCTCCACAAGCAGGTCGCCCGTCTCTATGTCTGTTTGCAGTCCTTTCATTGCTTCACCTTTTCATTCTCGTAGTCACCGCGCTTGCTCTCAGTAAGTCGGCTTCCTGCCCAGCTTGCCACGCCAGTCTTCAGCTTCGCGCCGCCGTCCTGCGGTACGGGTGTCCAGCTCGTGAAAGCCTGCTTGAGCTTGTTTATGTCCTTTTCTATGAGGTTCAGCCGCGTGGTGATGTCTTCCACCTTTACCATGCCGCCGAGCTTTCCGCCGTTCATGGTCACTCCGTTCTCGTCCACCACCACGCTGGCGGTGTCCGTGTCCTTGATGACCACCTGCACCTCCTCGATGTCGTCGCACAGTATTACCATGCCCGCGGCACCGTCGGCCACATAGCCTACCATTACAAAGCTGTCCTTGCGTGGTATCTGTACCACACCCACCGTACTGCCTTGGTTGGCTTGCAGGTTCACACCCAGCAGCGGCGCGTCCTCATTGAGCGGCTGCACGTCCACGGTGCGGGCTTCCTTGTCAACTGCCGTAACGGTGCCGACCGTGAAGCCTGTGCCGTTTCCGCCTTGCGTGGCGAGCTGCTTTATCATTGTCGCGATGTTCATGCTTTTACTCCGCTACTCTCTGCCCTAACGTTATTTCTTGCCGATAACCGCCAGAGCCGTATTTAATGACATTCTTTTTTACTTGATATATACCCATTGGCGTGCCGTCTATCTTGATGCCCACCGTGTCGAGTTTGTCTGCCAGCTTGTAGCCGAATGTCGTCAGGCTGCCCTTGAGGCCGTCGCGTTTCAGGCGTTTAATCTCCTGCTCCGCCCATGCCTTTAGCTGGCTTTCGGTCTTGTTGTAGGTGGTGAGCGTGCGGCGTTCTCCGTCTGCGTCGCCTACCTCCACTTTTATTTTCTTGTTGTCGGGCATGATGCTCACGGCTTTCACGTTCAGCCGCATGGTGTCGGCTTTCTGCTGTTCGAGACTCTGGTCGTTTATGATGTTCACACCTGTGGCGAACACCTGCGTGGCGTTTGTACCATGGTCGAAAATTACACCAGCGTAAAGTACAGGCTTCCCGTCCTCATAGCGGAAGAATGAGCGGATGCCGCTTTCTTGCAGTTTGCTCAGCAGGCTGGCCACGGTGTCGGATGTCACACGGTATGCGCCTAAAGTCTGCTCGCCCATGACCTTGATGTCGGCAAGCCCCTGGTCTTTCAGCAGCTGTTCCACGGTCACGCTCTTGTATGCCTTTTTGACGGCTGGCATTTGTTTTAGCCTGAACATTTCATCCTCGCAGTCAAGCACCACGGGCGTTTTGAACCCTACCTCCTTTATATAGCCGACAAAAGCCAGTTCGTTGCTCTCGTCGTAGCCGAGCCACACCTTTACAGCGTCACCGCGTTTTACGGGGATTTCCGTCTCACCGTCCCACTTTAATTTTTTGGGCAGGGTGATTTTGCAGAGGTCGGTCAGCTTTTCCGTGTCACGGGTGATTTCCACCTCCGTGACAAAATCGAGCTGCCATGTCTTTGCACCCGTTATCTCTATTTTTGCCGTCAGTCTGTACATGGTTCAAATACCGTTTAATGGGTTGTTAAATGCCGTTTAACCGTTTATTTATATTCGGTGCTGTACACGTTATAGTCTCCGTCCGAAAGCAGGGACAATTCTATGGGCTGGTAGTTGCTTTCCGTCGCCTGTGTTACTGAAAAGTTCTGCACCACCACTTTACTGATGTCGAAAAGTTCCAGAAACTCTGAATGTACATATATGGTTTCTTTCACGTCGAAGAACTGCCGCAGCTGCGTGATGCCGTCGGATGGGTATTCGTCCACGATTTTGCCGTCTCTGAGTGCCTGCACGCCCACTATGAGGTTGATGCCATAGTCACCGTCGTTGATATATTCCTTTACCGTGCCGTCCATACCCACCAGCGGCGTGGTAACGATGTTCTTGCGCTTGGATATGGCGGCTATCGCGTCGTTGATGGTCAGCTCTTCGCCGCTCTCTTTCCTGAATGTGAGTTCACAAAGCGCATAGCGGTCAGCCCAGAAACTCTTGTCTGTGTAGGGGCTTGCCACCTCTGCCGCTTCTATGTTACCGCCTGCACCGTCCCAGTTAGGCGATGCGGTTGTGCGCGATGGCTTGAAGCGGTAGAGGTAGCCTTTTAGCTGTGTTGCGGCGGATGCGGCCACAAATTTGAAACTGATTGGTAACATTTGCTTTTACTCCATTGCTAAGTTCGTATCGTTGAGGGCAGAAAGCAGGGCTTGCGCCACAACGTCCTTCACTCGTTCCGCGCTTTCTTGCAGGTTCGCGGTGTGTATCTCCAGACGCTCCACGAGTTTGTCCACATGGATGCTCACATTCTTTATCTTGCCGCCGCTGTCGCTGCTGCCGCCCGTCTTCTTGCTGGCAGTCGCGCCTGCCGTGCCACTTGTCACGTCTGGTACGGTCGGGGTGGGTACTTCGGGAATGGTCACGCCTGCTGTGGCTGCCGACTTGCCCTGTTTCTTGGTGCTCTTTTTAGCATTGCTTTTCTCGCCTGCTTTCATTTCTGCGGTGTATGCGTCGTTGAAAGCCTTGCCCACTTCCTTGCCGTAGTCGCCGTATGCGCCTTTCAGTTTGTTCAGTGCTGCCGTGATGCCGCCAGCGTCGAGTTTGAAGGCTGCCTTTATAAGGTCGCCTATCGCCCCGAAAGTCTGCTTGGCCAGATTGCCGATACCTGAGAAAACGGCTTTGAAAGCCGCCCACAGTCCTTTCAGTACCGCACGGAACTTCACCGAGGTGTTCCAGAAATAAACGCCCACGGCGATGAGCGCGGCGATGGCCGCAGCTATCCAGCCTATTATCGGGATGTTCATTATGGCAATACTCACAGCCCTGCACGCAGAGACTGCCGAGAGCTTGAACGCGCCGAAGCTTACCGAGGCGATGCCTGCAAAGGTGGCGGATGCACTGCCTGTGGTGATAAGAGAAAGCAGGAATGCACCCAATGCCTTGATGCCCGACCAGATGCCTGCCGTAGAGAAACGGAGCAGGGCTATGGTGCAGCGGCCTATGTTCCCGATGAAGCCCAAAGATATGCCGTTGGCCAAAGCCGTGCGGCTGCCCATAAGCGTGATGCTTATTGCTGCCGTGCGTGCCATGGTGGCGACGCGACCGAGAGCTGCGGCATAGTTTAGGCTCATGGCAAGCCTTACGCCTTTATATATACCAATAAAAACAGGTGTAAGCTGTGATAATGGCGCGGCTGCACTTGCCGCAACCCCAACCCATGCAAAGACACCGCCTGTAAGCTGTGTAAAGCTGATTTTTATGTCCTCTATCTGCTGGCGGAAACGGGCACGTTTCTCTGCGGTACTCTCCATAACGGTGGCGGCCTGCTCCTCTGCGCTGTTTGTGCCCGTTACGGCTTCGGTAAACTGTCCCAGCTGCTCAGTACCCTGCACGAGGGCGCGCGCCGCGTTGGCGTTCTCCATGCCGAACAGCTTGCTGAACAGTGCCGAGTCGTTAAGCACTGGCTTCAACAGTTCGAGCCGCTCTTTCAGGCTCTTGCTCTTGTCGCCTAATGCCAGTACGTCGATGCCTGCCCGTTCCAGTTCCTCGCGCGTGTCCTTGGGCAGGAAGCGGCCTTGTGAGAGTATAGAGAGGGTGTTGCGCAAAGCCACACCGCCCTCGCTGCCTTTCTTGCCTGCCTTGTCGAGCACTTGAATGGCTGCGTTCGTTTCCTCAAAGCTCACGTTTGCTGCCTTTGATGCCATACCGCATTGTTCCAGCGCAGCCTTGATGGCTGGAAGCTCCGCACTGCCCGCCTGTCCTGCCGCTGCCATGACATTCATCATTTCCGCCATTTTTCGGCTCGCCTCCATAGGGTCGGCGAGGCTCACACCGTACTGGTTCATGGCTGTGGTCAACACTTCGGCGGCTGCCGTTCCGTCATTGCCCATTAACTTGCTGGTCGTCTGGATAGCGTCGCCCATGGCTTTGAGTGCAGCGGGGCATTTGCCAAGTTCAGGCGAGAGTTGGGAAAGGATTAGTTTGTAGCCTTGTACAGCTACGCTTGCATCCGTACCGAAAGCCTTTGCCGAGCTTCTTGCGTACCCCTCTATGGTTTTCAGTCCCTCGCCTGTCACGCCTGCCACTGCCGAAAGGTCGTGCATCTGGCTGTCGAGAGTTACCGCACCAGACCCGATGTCCTTTAATACGCCCGAAACGTTTTGCAAATAGTCAGAAGCCAAATTGAGCTTTGCAAGTCTGCCAGCCCATTTCTCGCATACCTCGCAAACGCCTTCCGCTTTCTTTGTGAAAGTTTCGGCATTTTGCGACATTTGGCTTATGTTCTGCGAAAAATTGCCGCTTATGTTAAAATTATAGACAAACTGTTGCATATCTCATTTTATTTTCTTACATTTGCTGCATAGTAAAACATAACACTATGGTAGAAGCAATTTTTTTATTTTTGGCTAAGGTGGTAACAGTGATTATTTGCGCTGGTTTCCTCGTTTTGCCGTTATATCTCATTGCCACTTTGTTTTACGCAATTTACAAGGACTGTCGTTGCCCGAATAAAGCCAAAAGCACGCGCGATAAAATCTCAGCGTGATTTTTCATCCTCATTTCTTCCAGCCACAAAGCCTCTGCGTACCATTGTGCGAAGTCGTCGCCGCTCCCTGCCGTCGGGTCGATGTGTAGATTTGAACGGATGAGCGCACAGGCTTTTATAAACCCGTCCTTGTCTTCCTCTCCCTCTGGCACGTCAACCCTCAGCAGGTGCGACGTTATACGTTTTTTAGGCTGGCGGCTGCTCCCATCAGCATGGTGTTGAGCTGTGCCATGGTAGGCACGAACAGAACAGGGTCGGTGCGCATGAACTCGCTACCGCCGAGCCAGCATCCGTCAAAGAGGATTGTGCCAGCCTTTGCCTCGTCTGTCTTCGCCACCTTGGTACTGGCGGCCATTACCTCCATGCTTGGGCGTTTGAAGTAACCGACATGCTTTTCGCCGTCGTCTTCCACCTCGATGCGTGCGACCTTGCGGTGCTGACCTTTCCAGAGTTTTATCTGCTGCTCAGTAACGCCGCCGTCAAATACCTGTATTTCTGTTTTCTTTTCTGCCATAGTCTTAATGGTGTTTAATCTGTTGTTTAATACTGTTTAAGCGTTTATTACTTGTTATGCCATTCGATGTGCGACATAACGAGGTCGAGGTCAACTGTCTTGCCTGTGTCGCCCTCTGACCAGCCGCGCCCGTTCTTCTTGAAAAGGCAGTTGCGCAGCTTGTCTATAACGGGCAGACCTTGTGCAGGCAGATAGCTCACCGTAATGTTAAAGGGGGCGATGTCCTGCAACCTGCCGCTTGGGGCTTGTCGCTGTATGGACACGACCTCCTCGTGGTAGAGCGTTAATTTTCCCGTGCAGGTGATGCGTCCCTTGCCGTAGCCAACGGGGTAACGGCCTGCACCATATTTCGGGTCGACCTGCTGCTCGTCGTTGTACTCCACGCCTGTAATGCCCGTAATTGGCACGCCTGCGATTGTCACCACGATGTCAGCCCAGCCCACCAACTCGCCGTTTACATACGGCATACCGTTCTGTATCTGTACTTTCATTATTCAAGTGATTTTACAAAACCGATTTTTACTTTGAACTTTCTCACCACACCCACAGGCACGTTCTTGATAGTCACCTCGATGGTGCCTGTGCTCAGCACGTCCTGCTCCGCGTCTATCTCTGCTTTGTAGCCGCTCAGCTCGCCTGCCTTTTCCATTTCCTCCAGTGGTATGTTGGCCGTTGTTTCAAGGTGGCTTACGGTGTAACTTTGCAGCTTGCCCGTGTCAGGGTCGATATACACGTTGCCGCCCAGTTCGGGGGTCAGGTAGGTGCGGATGCCGCGCACAGCCTTGTCCATGGTGCGCACGCTTTCGATGGCGGCATAGTCGCTGGTGGGGCTATCCATGGTGTGACTGTCATTCCAGTAACTGCCAGCCACGCCCACCACGTTGTTAAGGAACAGATAGCGGTTTGTGTCGAGCTTCTCCAGCTCGCCCTTGTCTATGGTGCGTACCAGCGTGCCGTCTCCGAGTGCTGGCATACTGATACCAGACGGAAAGTTCTTGACCCATGCGATACACTGGTGTACGGCTGCCTTCGAGAGTGTGCCGAGTGCCACGCCGATGGCCGACACGGTGGCCTTGGTCTTGTTGTCCTTGCTCTTGTAGAGTTCCGCGCCCGTGCCGCTGCCTGCCTGAGCAATAACCACGCTTACACGCGGGTTGTTTGTTGCGAGGTTGTTGGGTAGGTTCTTGTAGTTGCTCACCAGTGGCGCGTAAAGCGTCGAGAACGGTGCATTCTCCGTATCGAGACTGTCGGCCACAGCCTCCAGCTTCACGATATTGTCAGCTGTCGGTGCGGTGTCACCGTTCCAGATGGCCATTTGTCGGATGGCTCCCTCCGCATAGTTCTGCACCGTTTTCATTTCCTGAAATGTCATGCTCTCTGGTTTTGAGAACAGACCCATGTAAAGCGTGATGCTTGGATTTATGCGGAACACCTCTTCGAGCTGGTAGTGCAGCATCTTCACGCTCCATGCCGTTGCGTCTGCTGTAATGCCCAGTTCTTCGGCCTTGTCTATGGTGCTGACGGCTTGCACTGGCTCCGCCTTGAAAGCGGCGGGAATGTCGGCTTCCAGCAGATAGGCCACAAATCCGCTCACATGGTCTTGGCCGTTTTGTGACTTCGGCACGTTGCCATTCTGGCGCACGATTGTTAAACTTGTTGCCATTGTTATTTACTTTTGTTTCGTTTATATTTGATGATGCCCACGGCTGCGCCTGTGACAAGCAGGACGCACAGTAGCCCGCATTTCCATGAAGTGAATATCGTGTGTGCGGGCTTTACTGTCTCTTTTGTCTTGCTGTCGCTTGTGGTGGCCTTGGTGCCCTTGTCAGTGGTCTGCCGCTCCACTTCGGTATCGGCGCGCTGCTGGCTTTGTTCCACAGTGCTGTCCTTGCTCTGCACGTTCTTTCGGTGCTTTATCTTGGCTTTCACGGGTGGCAGTCCTGTCTGGCTGTCGGGCGGTTGCGATGTGTCGAAAATTATAACGTCCGTTTCGCTCTGGCTGTTCTGCTCGTGCAGGGTGGTAAGCCTCTTGCTTATCTCCACCCTCACCATGCTGTCGAGCCGCTGCTGGTAGTCGTTATTTTCCTGCGTTGTCGTTCTCTGTTCCGTTGTCGCGCTCTTCGAGCTTTTGCAGCTGGCGAGAAACGGGGCAGTTATCAGCATGAGCGCAAGAAGGGATTTTCTCAACCGCTTTTCTGAACTTGTCAACGTCACGGCGTAAACTGTTTATTTCTTTTTTAAGCGGCGTTACAATACCCTCGACCAAAATGTCGTTTGCCTTGCGCACGTTCTCCAGTTCACTGTCTTTCACGCCAGCGAGTTTTTTCTGTACCTCCGCCCGCAGGCTGTCGATTTCCGTCTTGTACTTCTGGCTTTGCAGCTTTGCGCCGAGCCATGCGCCCAGCGGTGCGCTAATGGTTGCCGTCAGTGAAGACACGATGAGGGTTATTATTTCGCTGCTCATTCATTTTTATTGTTTTATTCCTATCTCTTTGAGCCATGCTGCCACGTCGAATGACGGGCACGCCTTGCCCTTGTTTAGTTGATGGTGTCCGACGATCAATACTTCGGGGTGCTTCTCGTGGAAGTCCAGGACATAACGCTTCAAGGCCGCTTTCTGTGCCTCTGTGCGGGTGTCCTGCGGGGTCTTGCCGTCGGCTGCACAGCCTCCAGCATACACAATGTGTCGGCTTACCGAGTTGAAGCCTGCCGCCCCGTTGGTTATCTCCCAACTGTCCACAATGTCGTCTTCGTTGTTCTTCACCAGTCGCTCCACACTGCCGTCCAAATGGAAAAGGTCAGTATAACCCACCTGTTTCCACCCGCGACCCACAGGCGGCGGCGAGGTGTGCCAGCGGCGTATTTCCGCCGCCGTCACCTCACGGCCTGCCTTTGTGGCTGTGCAGTGAATGACTAAATACTTTTGCTTTTGTGCCATTCAGTTAGCGGGGATATTTTATTAGGAAGCCTTCGCGCTCACGATGGCTGCACGGGTGCAGTTACTTTTAAGCGGCAAAGCCAAATTCCACTTTCTGAAGTTTACGAGGCTGCGATGATGCAACGGGTCGTTCACAGCGTCCTGATGGTAGAACTGCACCGAGCCGTTCGCCTTCATCATGCTGCCTGCATGGAACGCAACCGAAGCCTGCATATCTGTTGCAGCAGGTGCCTTGTCAAACTGAATTTTGTTCAGGGTGGTGGCGTTGAAATATGGGGTCTTGCCATACTCGTAGATATCGAAGCTATAAAGGCGCGTTATCTTACCCTCTGTGTCGTTTATGTTGTAATGCTCCGCGTAGTTCTTCGATGTAAGCAAAAGGTCGTTGCTGTGGTCAGGACAAAGCACCAAAATACGCCCATCCTGAGGAACGCCCATTTTGTCAAACTGAGCCTTCAGGGCTACGAGGTCAGCCACAACCATGCGATTGCGGCCGTCCACCGCTTCGCCAGTGGTAGTAAACACAGGGGTCTTGTCTGCTTTGTTGCCGTCAGGCGCATAGGCGTGAATAGCTTTAGCCCATGTCTTCTCCTTCAATGCTTCGCGGTGGCGTTCCAGCACGCTCTCCATTTTGGGGTAACTTACAGCATGAAGCTCGTCGTCGGTCACGGGTGTAGCCTCAGTGTCGAAGTAGTCGAGGGTTACGGCTTTGTCCGCGTCCTCCAGCTTTGTAATATTGAGAGGGTAGGTTTTGTTATTCACCAACACGTTAGGGTCACCACCCAACTCAGTGAAGTGGATAACGTCTTGGTTCACATACTGGTCGTATGAGCGTACACGGTCATACCAGCCTACCGCTGTGGGTGGCGTGCGGAATGCCTTAATCATTTCGCCTGTCCACACCTCTGTCAGCACGCCAGCGCGTGCCACGTTCTTGGGAAGATGGGGAAGCAGGAAAATAGCCACAAGGTTGGCTACCACTGCGCCCTTCCATGCCGAGAAGCCGAATATTGCGGCGATGGCCGCGCCTACGGCTGCATTAACCAGTAAGGCCACCAACACGGTGGTTGCTACTGTAAGGAATTGTAATGTCTTGAACTTCATTTGCTTGTTTATTTGCTGTTTAATATGGTGTTTAATGCTGTTTACTGCACCTTTCAGTCTTCCAGTTTCGGGCAGTCGATGCCGTACTCTGCCTTGTAAAGGCGCATATACTCGTTTGGGTTGTCCTTGCGCAGCTTGCTCACTTTGTCGGCTGGCACCTCCGAGAGCTTGGCAAAGGTCGCCTGCTCAGGATGGCCTTGTGGCGCGTCCTTGGTGGTGTCTATCACGTCGGTAGGCTTGCGCGCGGGCTGCATAAGCTCAAGCGTCTGGCGTAGAGCGTCCGCGCCTGATGTCTTGCCCAGATTGATAAAGAACTCCTTGCGGTCGGCTGTAATGCGTCTTTCGGTAATTGCTGCGTCCACCTGTGCCGTGATGGCGGCGAGGGTGAGCGTTTCCGCATTGTCGGCCTTTGACTTCAACGCC